GACTTGGCGAAGGAATAGTTTATATTTTGATGGCGGGGATTATGTAACTCTAACAGGAATTAATCATGGGATAAGTACTGGTGGATTGACGTTTTGTTGTAGTCTAAGTAATTTTAGTGATAGTAACTATTTATTTGACCAACAAACAGTAAGATTTATTGTAAATTCTTCCGATGATAAAATACGTTCATATCAGGACTCACTGGGATATTTACTCACCGATAGTGGGATTTCTTCTATTACTCCAATTAGTTCTCAAGTCACAAGAGATAATTCTGGAAATTTAGAGTGTTATGTTAATGGAAAGAGTTCCGCAAAAGGATTAAGTGCCAGCACAGATGTAACTTATAATGGGACTTCAGAAATAAGATTGGGCTCAAGTTATACTGGAAGTAATCGGTTTACTGGCACAATGTATTCTTTCCGCATTCTCAATAAAGGCTTATCAGGGATAGAGGCACAACAGATTTACTTATCGAATAAATTTAGAGGAAATAATTAATATGATAATTAAGGAAGTGATTGAATGGCTAACAAAAATGGAAAAGGACCAAGAAAGAGAAGCCCAAGACCAAGCAAACCTAAAGGTGGTTTAAAAAGAGGTAAATGTAAATAGAGGTGATTAAATGATATTAAAATCAGAACTCATAACTAAAGTAAATAAAACTTTAGGTAGAAATTACGATACAACAGGTACGGATTTAGACGCTATGATAACAGCTACATTGAAGGATTTAAGTAAGCGTGGTAATTTTTTGACTGAAGAAAGTACAAGGTCAACCGTAGCAGGAACAGCTTATTATTCTATACCTGACCATTATAAAGATAAACTTCTTATTATGGTAGATGACTACTATCCTTTGGGGTGGGAAACCTTTAAAGAATATCAGGAAGAATTTTCCCTGAGTCCAGATAGTTCAGATTGTCCTCGTGTGTTTTCTAAAATGAACAGGTTCTATTACTTAAGACCGACTCCTGACAAAATTTATACTTTAAGACAATTCTTTGCCTGTTATCACCCTGAGATAGTTTCTGTTGACGGTGTAGATACCCCTGCCTGTGACGCAATATTATTTAATGATATTTACCGGACAGCGATAGAAGAAAGACTTCTTTGTCTGGTAGCAAGAAGTTTGAGTTTGTATGACATAGCTAAAGAACATAATGCTTATTATCTCCAAGATGAGATACCGAGCTTGATAAACGTGTTAGATGACGATCCTTCGATTTGCGAATATCCTGACGATTAAGGAGAAGATATGGCTGGAACCAAAGAACGATTTGGAATTATGTCTCCTGTTTCCGGTATAAAAAAGAATGTACCTATCATCTTAACCTTAACTCCTGACAATATTAATGTTCTGTTAAAAGACGGGAAGATATTAAGAAGGTTAATGAGGGAAGCGACCTTACTTGATGCAGAGGAAGTTAAAGTTCAGACACCTGACGCTAATCCTATTATTCATTATCACCGTTTTGTCAAGCGGTCAACAGGGACAGAATATTTATTAGCTTTTACTAAAGCACACATCTATCATTGGAATCCAGATGATTTAGCTTTTGACTTGAAATTTACCTGTTCTGAAGATTGTGAAAATTGGGAGACAGTTAGTTATAACGATAAAGTCATCGCCACTAATAACGTAGATTTTGTTTTAGTCTGGGACACAACGGGCGATTTTGTGGCACTTGATGACGAAACTTACGGGATTGAATACAGTCGGGGTTATACCAATGAAACAAATGTAGATGAAACTTCTGAAGCTGACCAGAAAGTTTTAAGTGTTAAAGCTACTACAGGATATGCAGCTGGAGATAAGGTCATTGTCGGAAGAGGGGGAGATAAAGAAGAGGAATGTGTAGTAGCAACCGTTCAAGCTGGAATATCTTTAACAATGGTAGAGGACTTAACTTATGAACATACCGCAAACGCTGAAACCACTGTTGACGCTGATAGTGCAGACGGACAAAAAGTATTAAATGTTGCTTCTACCACAGGGTTTGAGGTAGATGAACTTGTGACTATAAATGTAAACGGAGACAGGGCAGAAACAAGAAAAATCTATACCATACAAGACGGTATTTCTCTAACCTTTACTGTAGACCTTAGTTACATTCACACTCAAGCACAAGGTGATGAAGTAGTTGGGAGTAACGGAGATGAAGATGTTGTAGAAGAATATACACCGTATTACTTAACTAAAGCAAAACATATAACAGTTTATGAGAATTATCTTTTAATCGGGAATACTTATGAGAACTCTGTTTATCATTATCAAAGGGTTAGGTGGAATGATATAGGAGACGAAACTAATTGGTTAAGTGGTTCAAGAGGAAGTATGGAGGTTGGTGAATCGGATAAAATTACAGGGTTTGGTCATTATCAAGGGTTCTTAATTATATTTAAGGATAGCAGTCACTTTAAGGTTTGGCTTGTGGGCTTACCTTATGTCTTTAATAAAGTGCAGTTATCTACGGAGATTGGCTGTAAGTGCAGTGGTTCGATTGTAAACGACAGCAAGGGAAGATTATACTTCTTCTCTTCTGAAGGAACGTTTAAAGAAATAACAGCAGGGACTATCAGTGATGACATTCAGACTGACATCGTGGCTAAAATACAACCTGCTTATGTGGAGTTAATTAAGAGTTCTTTTATCAATGAAACTGAAGAAGTGGTTTGGAGTATTCCGGTGGAAAGTGATAAAAACAATACATTAGTGGCTTTTAAAGAAGGCAAATGGTTAGTGATAGACTCGGCAGTTCCAGCTTTCGGCGAATTTATGGAGGGATAATATGGCAAATGAATATATTTCACCGACTGGTTTTAATGACCCTACTGGGTCTTGGAGTGATGAGACAAAGGCTTATGATGGGAATATACTCTCATCCGCAGTTACCACTATCCCTGCACATAGTTGGAGCAATTTTTTAGAATTAACACACGAAGATTTTTATTGTTCTAAAATAAAGTTTATTACCAGGTATCATAATCAAATGCAAATTGATATAGATGTCTATTCTTCTGAAGATGCTTGGGTTCATATCTTCCAAGGTTCGTATTTAGATCAAGTTTGGATGGAGAAAACTTTCACCGATACTTATAAGATTTCTAAAGTAAGATTTAGGGTATATAATGCTTCGAGTATGGTGGATATGGGCGGTATGCTTGAATTTATGTTCTATGAGACGATAGGTTACCCCGCTGTAACTACTAAGGCAGCTACAGGTGTAACGGGTGAGGAAGCTACTCTAAACGGAAGTATCACAAATACAGGTGGAGAAGCCTGTACTGCAAGAGGGTTTAGTTATAGAGAGGGGATAGAAGGTGTCCCAGTAGAAGAAATGGAGTATGGTTATTTTCCAGTTGGTAATTTTAGTAAAACTATAACTGGACTTGATTCTACTAAGAAATATTACTTCGTTGCTATTGCTGCTAATTCAACAGGAAATAGTCATGGAGATGTATTAAGTTTTGGTGTAGATGTTGATTTACCCACAGTCACATCAAGTGCAGCTACCTCAGTTGATCACGAAAAGGCTACTCTAAACGGAAATGTAACTGCCACAGGTGGACAAGACCCTACTGAAAGAGGCTTTGAATGGAAAATTGCAGGTGGAACTTTCTCTAAACTTCCTGAAACTGGAACTTTCGGGATTGGTACTTATTCACTTTTACTTTCTGAACTTGACGCTAATAAAACTTATTATTTTAAGGCTTATGCTAAGAATGGTGCTGGAACTGCTTATGGTAGTGAACTTAATTTTACTACCGATATAACTGACCCCGTAGTAATTACTCATAATGCAACCGATGAGCTAACTACTCAGGTAACTGGAAACGGTCAGATAGTAAAAACTGGTGGTCAGGATTGTTTTGAGAGAGGTTTTGAATACGGGCTATCTAAGGTGGCTACTTGGAAAAAGGAAGAGACTGCTGGGGGTTACGGGGTAGGATTTTTTGATATTGTCATAGATGGTTTGACCGCTAATACCGAATACTGGTATAGGGCTTATGCAAAAATGAAAACTTGGTCAGGGGGAAATTGGTTATATCCTACTGGATTTAATGACCCTGATGAGGGCTGGCACGATGAGACAAAAGCCTATGATTTTTTATCTACAACTTGGGCTGAAGAAGATTATATTAGTTCACAATCTTGGAGCAGTTATCTCGAACTTACTCGTGCTGCTATGTATTGTGATAAGATTCGTTTTATAGCTGATTATAGTGCTTTAAAAATAAGTTCTGTCTGGATAGATGCTTATTATGATGATGATTGGCACAAAATATACGAAGGGGCTTTTGAAGGTAGTTTAAATTGGAATGAAATATCTTTAGGTTTTCCTAAGTTAGTTACAAAAATTCAATTTAGATTTTTTAATAATAAAGCAAGCGGTTATGCTGAGGCATGTTTGCGAGAAGTTCAATTTAATGAGATTACAGAAGAAGACATAGATGAATATATAGGCTATGGTGAATGGGTAAAGTTTATAACCGCTGCTCCTGGTTCTCCTGGAGACAAACCAACAGGTTATAAGAATGATATCTGTTCCGATGATTCTGGATTTACCTATATCTTAAATCGTTCCTTAACTGATGACGGAGCAACTTACGAGTCTTATTTTGTCTTATCTACCGACTTATCAGGGAAGCAGACTTTACATACTAATAAACGATTATTAGACATATTCTCTTATTTTGCCAACAAAGGGACAGGGACAGCTAAAGTATATGTTAAACGTGACACTGAACCAGCTTGGCAATATGCAGGGGAAATTACCTTAACAGGTGAACAGGAGATTATTGTTAAACATTTACCAAGTGAAAATCAAGATACTGAAGGTGATGTAGATTTTATGGCTAAAACATTTTTGATTAAATGGGTTTTTGAAAACGATTTTGAGTTTATTGGAACGATATTAGAATCTGTTGTAATAGGCGACCGACCGAGGGTAGATGAAAAATGAGCATACAAAGAACTCAACCAACTGTTATGTTACCTCGTATAGATGTGGAAGATGAAAAGATAAGAAAAATCCTTGAGGAGTATAACAAAATATTAAATGAGTTAGTAACAAATATATACTCTGATATTAAATCAATAATAGATTTGGAGAGTCAATGATAGAAAGGGAGAATTGGTTATGCCAAAAGCTAATGAAATATATATTATTAATAAATCTAACTTTTCAAATTGTGTTAGCGTATTAGTAAAAGTTTGTGGAACTCTTAAATTTGCAAAACGAGAACCTACTAACCCGAACATATTTATTGATAATGTAACCAAAGCTCTGGCTTTTGGGAATTGTATTATTCTTGTTTCGTTTAACGAGAAGCAGGAATTGAATACTTGTATAGTTATGTTTGTTAAGAATAACCCTGTAAAGGGCTTAATTCTCTGGATAGAGTGGGCTTGGAGTGATGGGAAGAATTTGAGTTTGAGTAAAAATGTATGGAATAGAGTGGAAGAAATAGCACAAACAATAGGGGCTAAAAAAATTGCAGGTGCTATGGTAAAAGGATTTAAAGCAGTAGGAAGAAGATACGGTTTAACCGAGGAATATCGAGTGATGTCAAAGAACGTAAAGAACGTAAAGGAAGTGATTAAAAATGATTAACTTAAAAAGAATGTTAAGGAATATATTAATGTTCCCTGTGTTGGTGGCTTTTGCTGAGAAAGGAAGTTATGAAGATGACCCTGCACCGGTACAATTAACGACACCTGAATCAGAAGCAGCAGTTGGGCAATTACAGAATTTATCTACAACTACACCTAACTTACCTGATATTAGTTTACCTGGGACAACTGGGGCAGAAAACCAACTTCTGCAACAGGGTATGAGTTTAATTCAACAGTTGATATCAGGTAAAATGCCAGAAGCCTATACCTTGGGAATGAATAAAATTAAAAGCGTATTAGGTGGGGAATATAATCCTTTGACTTCACCTTATTATAAAGGACTTAAAGAAGAAGCAGGCAGAATCGAATCTAAAGGGGTAAGTGATATAAGAAACAGAAGTCAATTAGGTGGTATGTTATACAGCGAACCTGCTATGGGAATTGAATCAGGTTTTAAAAGTGAAGTGGGGACTGGTTTACTTCAGACTTTAGGAAGTTTATTTGAGTCTAATGTAAATAGAGAAACCAGTATGATACCCCAGTTATTAGGATATTCCAATGCAAAGACTAATATGATGGGAACTGCACTTTCAGGGATAGGGGCTATATCCCCACTTGCAGGGAAAGGTGGAGATATAGCCAGAGAAGAAACAAGTTTAAATTGGCAGCAAGATACTAACCAAGAAATGTTCCCTTGGACTACACAAGCACCTATTTTAGAAAGTCTTGCTAATTATGGGACTTTCTATCAACCGACACAACATTATGAAAAAGGATTCTGGGATTATGTTTTACCTATAGTAGGGGCTGGAGCAAGCATTTTAAAATAAAGGAAGTGATATTCAATGCAAGCGTTAAGTTTTCCTTCTCCATATAGACAAGGAGAAGCACCATACGATATATTTCAAAATAGAATGACTGCAATAACTTCTATAATAACAGGTGTAAAGGGTATCATAGCGAATAAATACATCAATAATCAACTTAACCAGATTGCTGATGGTATTCTAAATCAAGTTGATGAGAATAAAGCAAATGAGTTGATTAACCTGATTAATGAAGATCCTCCTGAAGGTATCTATCCTTCTGAACTTGAAAAGACCATAGGACAGTTTGTAGATAAAGCTATGGGTAAAATGGCACAGAAAGAACAGATGATGGGAACTCTAAACCAGACTGGTTTACCTCAAAATCCACAGACAGGACTTCCTCAATTAGGACAACAATCTCAAGCTGGATTGCCTCAAGTTGGATTACCTCAAGCTGGGACTCAACAAGGAACTTCAGAAACCATGATACCAAAGGGAGATATGTTTCAGTTATACAACGCAGTCAAATCTATGGATTCAGGACAGGTTAACTGGGCTAACTTGTTTAAAACTATGACAGCTAAAAAACCCTATTTCATGGGAACAACTGGGGCAGAAGAGTTTGTTATGAACCAAATGCAAACCCAGATAAAAGACCCAAGAGAAGAGATGTCGAAAAATATTGATTTAGCTGCAAAATATAAAGAAGCTTTCTATCCTGAAGAAGAGGGAGTAGGAGAAGTTTTTGATCCTAACCAATTCAAGAAAGACCATCCTGATATGGAGATAACAGGATATAACTCTAATACAGGTGGTTATAGTTTCAGTAAAAAAGAGGGAACAGGTTCTAAATTAGATATGGATAAGTTAAATGAAGATATAGCTAAATTTGGTTTAAATGTAACTGGAATGAGTGTAAATCCAACTACTGGTAATGTGTCTTATTCTTTAGGTAAGGAAGGAATGTCTTTTGAAGAAAAATTAGATAAGGGTATTAACTTTGTAAGAGAAAATCCTGAATATGAAATAAGTTCTCTTAATTCAGGGACGGGGAATGTTTCAATAACAAAAATATCAACAGGGGGGACAGGGGGAACTAATGACAAAGTAATCTTAGGTGAAGCTAATTTTGCAGAGAAACAATTTGAGGGAGTAAAGACAAATGCTGAATATGATAAAGCACTTGCCAAAGTAAGACAGATTGACCAAAGTGTTATTGTGCCTTCAAAAATTGAATTATTTGAAGGTAATTATAATTTCGCAATAAATTATATGCGTTCAGCTATAGATGAGAACGGAAAGATAAAGGAAGGTGTAGACCCTACAAGTAAAAGCGGGCTTACCTACGAACAGGGATATTCTCTACATTATAATTATCTGGAACAAGCCATTAATGAATACCGTATTGCAACAGGGGAAACTTTAGATAATCCTTTTGTTTCTTTTGAGGAGTATAAAAAAATGGATACTAAAAAAACAAATTTATTACACTTGCCTTCTACTTTAGGGCAACAAAGGTCGGTATTCAAAAGTGAAAGCAATTATAAAGACGGAGAGATTAAAGTAATTAGTGGGAAGAAACTTAAATATGATGCAGGGAGGGACGCATGGGAGAAACTGGAATCTTTATAACAACTGAAGAAATGCTTGAACTCGAAAAACAGGAAGAAGAAGAAAAAAGGAAAACATCTGGTAGTTATTACGCTGGGGACATTCCTAAGAAAGAACCTGTCAAAGAAGTTCAATCAGGTGGCGGTGGAACTGCTGGTGCTATTAAAGAACCTAAATTCATAACTACCGCTGAAATGCTTGAACTCGAAAAGAAAGATGTTCCTGAACAGTCAACCTTTGATTATCTTAATACTTCTATTGAGAAAAACTATAAAACTGCTATGAAACTTGAAAAGGAATTAACCGAATTTGACACTTCTATGGAAGGTATACCCGAAGAGTTTAAACCTTCTTTTGTATCTAACTACAATAAGAAATTAACAGATTTTAATACTTTAGTCTCCGGTATAAAAGATGATATCAGTAAGAGAGATGAAATAATAAAGAATAAGAATATGCAGATATTCATTAAAAATAAGCAGTTAGGATTTAACCAACCTCAAGGAGAAGTTATGCCCGAACCTACTTGGGGAGAAGTAATAAAACATCGTCTTACAGCAGGAACAGCAGGGTTTCAGGCAAGTTTAGTAAATCTTTTCAGATTGGTTGATATGGGAGTAACTAAACTGACTGACCCTATTAATAAATTAATTCCTATTGATGACGAAAAAATGAAAGCCTTTGAGGAAAAGTATGGTGAAAAGCCCAACCTGAACACGACCGATATGTTAACCAAAATAGTAGAAGAGTCGGAATCAATAGAGAGTATGAATAGACAACAAGCAGAGAGTAAGAATTGGTTAAAAAAATTAATTGGAACAGGATTAGAGGCTATGCCTCAAATAGTAGGGTCAACAGTATTAGGTGCTGGTATGCCTCTTCTTGGAGAACTTTCTTCTACTAAACCTTTATACGAAATTACTAATAGAGTTATACAGATGATACCTTTTGGAGTAAGTTCAGGAGCCGGACACGCAAGAAATTTTGAGAAAGAGTTTGAAGCATTAGATAAAGAAGCTCCTTATTTAAGTATGGTATTAGCTGGGGTATTAGGCGGTGCGGGTGAAACAGCTACCGAATTACCTATCTTTATGGGATTGGCAAGTTTAGTAAAAGGTGGAATGAAAGGGATTGTTAATGAAGGTGCTAAAACATTGGTTGGTAAATATGGTAAAGCAGGAATTGAAGTTATAAAAGATATGGCTTTGCAACCTTGGCAAGAAGCTGAAATGGTTTCCATAGAAAAAGCAATTAAAGAAGCTCTGGGATTACCACAGGATTGGTCGTTTAAACCTATGATTAAAGAAATGGGCGAAGCTGCTTATGGTGGTTTTGCTATGTTTTTAGTTACGTTTGGTTTAGGTGGTGCTGTTGGGGGGAGTGCTATGGTTGCAAACAAGACACTACAAAAAGTAGATGACTTTATGCAGAACAAAGATGATATCAGGGGAACATTATTGAAGATAGCACAACTTCAAGGTGTTTTACCTGAAGGTGGAGAAGAAGTTGCTTTGGCTTATCAGGAAGAACTTTCTGAAGAAGAAAGAAAAGCCTATGCAAAAAAATATGATATTCCTTTAGAAAAAGTACCAAAAACAAAAGAGGTATTAGACAAAGCTGATGTTACTTCTGAAACGGTAAGCGAAGAGACTATAAATAAAATAGAAGAGAGATTTGGAACAAAGGCTACACCTGAAAGCGTGTTAAAAAAGGTTAAGGAAAGTGTATCGCAGGAGAAACAAACCACCGAGCAAAAGGCAGTCGAACCCATTACAGAAAAGGCAATAACTAAAGAAGAAGAAGCCGAACCTACTCCTGAAGAAATAAGAGAAACATTCAAAGGAGACTATTTAAAGACAACCGAGAAGAACAAAGAACTCTTTTATAGTAAATATGATGAGGTCTATAGTAAAACCAAAGAAAGTTCAGAGAAACTAATCAATGAAAAAATAGCTGAACTTAAAGAAGAAAGTGGGAAGGGTGTAGAAAGAGGTGGACTTAAAAAAGATGAAGAGGGCTATGTACAAGGGGTTATACCTACCATAAGTAATAATCCTAAATGGTATAGGGATTTTTACGAGAGGAATAAAAAAGCACCGACTAATGAGGATTTAAGAAATATAGCCATAGACCAATTATCAAAAGGTTATACCGAAGATTACGGAGAAGTTCCTGCTAATCAGAATTTTAATAAACTTGAAGCACAAATTGAAAGCTATGAAACTATGTTAGCTGATATTAAAGAAGGGGATTATTCTTTCGCTAAAGACCCGAATAAGTTAAATAAGAAATTAGAAGAAATGAAAAATAGTAATAAACAGATTACTTCCGAACACGCAAAAGTAACTAAAGAACTTGAGAGTTTAAAAGAAGGTTTGAAAGATAAATACATAGAGTTGAGAAAAGAAGCCTATGCCAGAGAAGAAGAGGAAATAAAGAAAGGTATTGAAAGAGGCGTAGCAAAAGAAAAAGTAAAACTAAACGAAGAAGAAGAAATAAATAAATTCTTTAAAGCGGAAGAAGAATATCCGGGAAAGATAATCAAAGAAGAAAAAAGAGATATAAAGCAAGTCAAAATAAAAGACATTCCCAAAGATGAAATGAAAACAGGCAATAATCTCATAAGAGATATACAGGTAATGATAAAGAAAAAGGGTTTAACCGATACTCAAGTTAGCGATATCAAAATGAAAGTGGGAGGGGCAAGGCATCTATCAGGCAAGACCTACAGAATGTCACTACCGAAGCTACAGGCTGTCCTGAAGGCTATTGAGAAGGCAAGACCTAATCAGGTTGGTTATAAGAAAGTTGTTACTCTTAAAACTGAAAATAAGATACAGTCCTTAAAAGATAACCTGATAACTAAGTTACAAATGGACGAAGCAACCTATAAAAAAATATTAGAAAGTGAAGGTGTTTATAAAGAAGCCAAATACATAGACGCTGCACACTTCATTACTGAAGAACAGGGGAAGAAAATCATCTACCGTTTAATAGACGAAGCTGAAATTCTCAAAATAACGCTTCCCTTAAAACAGGCAGTAGAAAAGAACCCTGCCATTAAAAAGATAGTAGATAAACTAATAAGTCGTATAAGAACAGAAGGGGACAAAAGAACCAAAGACCCCCATGAACTAAACTCCATGAGAAAGTATATTCAAATCATGGAGAAGATAATGAACTCACCTATCTTTTCAGTTTATCAGGACTTGATTAATTCTCATCTTGAGAACAAAGCAAAGTTGAGTGAATTTATAAACAGTTACGAAGAATACAAAGACTTGATGAGTGATGAGAAGTCCCTCTTGAGAATAGAACATTATATTGCTTCCAAGACTAATTTATTAAATAAACCTGAAATGCCTAAAGACATCACCGCAAGAGAAGTCGAGTTAGCTAATAAGATTGAGGAAGTTTTAGAGGACTATCAGGCAAGGGCAAGAACAGAAAAGTTTTTAGACAACATAGATAGCTTAGACAAAATGCCTCAATATGTAGAGTATAAAAAAGAGATAGATAAAGCACTTGATATTTATGAGAGTAAAGGATATGACGATTTAGTCGAGTATATGAAAACTCAAGAGTGGGGAGTGATACAAAGCGGATACTCACCTTATCAAGTTATCTCTACTAAGGTGAGAGAATATGAACCTAAGCCTACCACGTTTAACAAAGGGCATATCAAAGTAAGGAATGACATTGAATACAAAGAACAGGACAGGAATATCATTCAAAGATTATTCTCTTATAAAAAATCAATGGATAACTTAGTAGTAATGAGACCAAAGATAAGAGCTTTTATGACCTTAATAAACAAAGACTTAAATAAGTTCGAGAACCCAACAAGGGTAGAGAGAGTTATTGAAACTTTTATGAACGAACTAAAAGGATATAACCGAGCAGATAACTGGTTTGACAGAGGTATAAATCGTTTATATGCACAGGCTATGCAGGTTATTATCATGCCGAGTATCGTTTTATCAGGAAGGAATTTACTTCAGAATGCAGCCTTTGGTTTTGATAAATCTCTTTTGATAGACCCTCGAAATAAGAGTTTAACTAAAGATGAAATAAATTATCTTAATACTTATCTTAAACAGACAGAGTTTATGAAAGCTGACTGGTTCATGGTAGGAGAGAAACCTTTATCCTTCAAGATAGGTGGAGTACAAATAGGGTTAGAACGACTTACCAAAATGATAAACAAGATAGGTATATATCCTTACTCCGATTTAGCCAATAGACACATGGCTTTTTGGGGAAAGATAAACCAAGTGAAGAGAGCCTTTAACAAAGATGTATCACTTGAGAAACAAATGGAAGAAGCTAAATTTAGTGACATGGAATTAATTGAACAAAAGAGGGCTTTAGAGATATTAGCTAAAGACGGTAAAGAAGAAATGGCAAAATACGTGGCAAGAGTTTTTGTAGATGATATCCATTTTCTTTATGACCGTTCACAACGTTCCCCTGCTGAAATGGGGAGAGTTGGAAAGTGGTTTGGAAACTTGATGTTATTTCCTCGTGCTTATTGGGAGATGTTACATAAACAAGGTGGGAAAATGGTAAATAAGAACATTCCCATAAAAGAAAGATTGAGGGCGTTTAAAGTATTAGCCAATGTTATTGGTGGGGGTATGTTAGTTGGAGCTGCTTTTCAAATGGTTACAGGCAGACAGGACAACCCTTATGACCCTTTACAATTATTAGCTTATGAGCCTGGTGGTTTGGCTATAGGAACGGTTCAAGCTGCTTCGGCAATATATATAGATATTATCAAAGTTGCAGGTGGAGATATGGAAGCCTTAAAGAGTTTAGCTACTGAAATACCTGCCGCAGCGGATATGTTTATACCTTTCTATGCTTATTTAGTTAGAGCTATTGAGGCTTCTACTGACAGTAAAAACATAGACCGAAAAGCGATAAGAAAGTTAATTATGTTAATTGATAAAGAATATGAAGTAAGAGGGGGTGCTTATAAATTAGAACGTAACGCTATGGAGAAATGGCAATACTTCTTATCCGGTGCTGGTATTGATGTAAAAATAAAAGAAAAAGCAAAAGCAAAGTCAATTCCAACAGGCAATATAGATATTAGAAAAGAATTTACGAATGAGGGATTTGATATTCGCAAAGAGTTTAGTAGTGGAGGATTTGATATTCGGAAAGAATTTGGAGATTAATAACTATCTCATAAAGTTATTAAACCAGAAAAATATTAGAGGGTGAAAAAAGTGAACAAAGATAATTATAAGTGCCCAAACTAAAATAGCTTTTAAAAGATTGAAAAGAACATGGGGGACTTTACTTAACATGACCTTCATACTAACCACCTCCTGATTTAAAATATCATAAAAATAGGCAAATGTCAATAGAAAGTAAATATGCCCAATAAAAAAGAATATATGAAAAAATATTATATAAAAAATCGTCAACGAATATTAGAACGGAACGAACAATATCATCAAGCAAATTATCAACAAATTGTAGAATATAAAAAGCAATATTATGAAATTAATCGGGAAAATTATAGGATATCATCTCAAAAACGGCGTAAAAACAATATAGAAAAAGTTAGAAAAGCAGATTTAAAACATTACAATAAGAGAAAACGTAATTTAGGTTTTAACCCTTTAAATAAATATTTTGAAGGGTCAGAAGCTCATCATATTAATAAAAATGATGTGCTTTATATATTAAAATCATTACACCGGAGTATTTCCCATTGCTTAGAAACAGGTAGAAATATGGATAAGATAAATAGATTAGCAATGGAAAGTATTTTATAGGAGTAAATATGTGGACTAAAGTAGATAAAAACAAGGAAGATTGGATTAAAGAAGATAAGAGTGATTTTGGCTGGTTCCAACATGGGTGGTTCTTCGATTGGTTCTCTAATACGTTATGGAAACCAGTGGTAAAAACTATTAGTGACTGGACTAAAATAGAGAAGGAGTGATTTATATGAAAAGATTATTCTTAGTATTATTTTTAATAAGCATAATAACAATAACTGCTTTTGGGTTATCTGGAACTACAACTTCAAATGGATATTTTTATTTACCCGGATATGGTAGCTTTGGGACGGAAGAGTATAACGCCTATAACGCCTATATGGAGATAGCAGATAACGCCATTAAGGATAACGAAACCGCTATCGCTGCTATTGTAGGTACGAGCTTGCCTTTATACTACTTACAAACAGAGATAAATACCTTAACTAAAGTAGAGGCTATATATGAAAAAGATATTGTAGATACAACGGAACTTGCCACCGCATTAGGTGCTTATATTTTAACAACTGAAATAGGCACTTCTGTTCAGGGATTTATGGATAATTTATATGATATTGGTGAGATGACCCCAGGAAGTGGTGCTATCATCATTGGTAAAGGGGTAGATACTTCATTCCAACTTGTGGATGGCGTATTTAGCGATTATGATACTCACTTACTTAAACACGAGTCAGGTGGATTAGAAGCTGATGTAAGTGCTTATGATGGATTAGTTAAAATAACAGGTGGGGCTACTTCTGCCGTTACTGATAATTCAGCTACTTGGAATAATGCTGCTGCAAGCGGTGCAAACTCCGATATAACTTCATTAACTGGCTTAACCACTCCATTATCAATGGCTCAAGGTGGTACAGGTGTAGCTACTGGTGCTTTACTTTTATTAAGTACTACAACCGTATCGTTTGCTGCAGACGCTGATACAACTTTATATACCGTTCCTACTGGAAAGAGGTGTATTTTGACTCACGTTATTGTAGTGGCGGCAGCCGACGCAGGTGCAACTACGACACTTTCAATCGGTGCGGATGGTGCAGAAACAGACTTTATTCCTGCAAATACATTAGAAAATTTAGATGCTCAATATGACAGCGTTATTCTGCAACCTATACCTAATACTACACCATTAAAGATTAAGTCTTATGTAGCAGCAACGGTTATTGAGGCACAAGTAGCAAGTTAAAGTGGGGCAGCAGGGAATACAGTTTATCTATTTGGAATATTATATTAAGTAAAAGGAGATGATGTAATGGAATTAGATATCGTAGAACTTATAAAGAGCTTAGGCTTCCCGATAGCAGTATGTATTATATTGCTATGGCGACTTATACCGACAGTGAATGGACTAAAAGATGTAGTTAATGAGGCGGTAGTGGTTATAACAAAATTAGAAGGCGTAGTAGAAAAGGACAGCGAGAACACAAGAGATATGTCGATAGGTGTCAATGCCCTGACCGCTGAGATAGCAAGGCTAAGAAAAAATGGAGATAAGAAGGAATGAGTATCTTCTTCTCAAAGAACTTCAAATATTCAGAAATAGCTTGTCCTTGCTGTGGAAAGGATAGACCGATTCATCCACAACTAACTTTTTTATTACAGGCATTAAGGGACAGAATAGGCAATCCAATTTATATTACCATCGGCGGTGGTATCCGCTGTAAAAAGTATAACAAACGGATAGGTGGATATATAGACTCTCCTCATTTATACGGTAAGGCTGTAGATATACACGCTGGTATGGATATTGTATCGCTTGCGATACAAGCTAAAAAGATTGGCTTCTCCCGGATAGGTTTATATCCTTTTAGTCACTTTATACATGTTGATGTAGTTGAACCTTACCCAAGTGAAAGCTGGGTTAGAGATGTTAACGGTAAGTATAAATATTTTAAGACTTTAGAAGAAGCAATAAAGGAGGAAACATTTGTCAGATTATAAATGCCCTTTTTGTGGCTCTACAAACTTAACAAAACGAGGCTTTAGCTCATACAATAAACAAAAATATAAATGTGAAGATTGTGGCAGATATCCGACAGAAGGGGCTAAACTAAACAGGGATAAAGAGGATATAATATTAAAGTCTAATGATAGAAAACTAAAAGACTTATTAATAAAAAGTAGTTTTTCTATTGAGGAATTAAGCAATCAAACTGGCTTAATACCCAAAGAAATAAGAGAAAAAATCAAAGAATTAGAAGATAAACAATATAACATTAATTACACCGATAATAAAGTCGAACTTACAAAAGAAATGAAGTCAGGTAATACTCAAAAATTAAACATAGATTACTGGAAAGGCGATTTAATAAAAATAGGCTTTGTATCCGATACTCACTTATGTTCTAAATTTGAGAGGTTAGATGAGCTTAATTTAATCTATGATGTTTTTGCAGATGAAGGAATTGAAGTAGTTTATCATGGTGGAAATTTTATTGAGGGAGAAAGTAGATTTAATAAATTCGAGATACATACAATAGGAATGACTCCACAAGTAGATTACTTTGTAAAGAATTACCCTCAGAGAGAAGGTATATTAACAAAGTTTATAGCTGGGGACGATCATGAGGGATGGTATTCCCAAAGGGAACGGATTAACATTGGCGGATATACCCAAATGCAAGCTGAAGAAGCAGGTAGAAAAGATTTAGAGTATATTGGATATTTAGAATGTGATATACCCTTTGAAGGTATAGAAGGTGAGTCATGGATGAGGGTTATGCATGGTGGCGGTGGCACTGCTTATGCTTTATCGTATACACCTCAAAAGATTGTAGAGAGTTACGAAGGTGGAGAAAAACCCAGGATATTACTTTTAGGCCATTATCATAAAATAGATTACTGTTATCCGAGAGAAGTTCATGTAATACAAATGGGTTGTTTTAAGGATCAAGATACATGGATGAGAAAAAAGAAAATACAGGCACATATTGGCGGTGGTATCCTGCACATGAGATTAGCCAAAGACGGAACGATTAACCGAATAATGCCAGAATTTATTACATTCTTTAATAAGAAATTCTATATTGGAAATGATAAATATTGGCTGCGTTGAGGTGATTTATGTTTGATATAAAAGAATATGGGAAACAATATCGTGGGAACCATCGGGAAGAATCCAAGAAATATGCTAAACAATGGTATAAAGATAATCGTGAAAAAGCAAGAGCCGCCATGAAAAGATATCGTGAAAACCATCGTAAAGAATTGTGTGAAATGGAGAAAATACGAAACAGAAAAAGAACTCCCTATATAGTGATAGCACAGGAAAAGATAGGTCGTGAATTAAGAGATGGTGAGGGGGTTCACCACATAGATATGAACAACAAAAATAATAATCCAGAAAATTTATATATTTATGAAAATAATTCAAAACACCAAAAAATACATGGAAGTTTAAATAGATTAGTAGCCGAACTTTTAAAGAATAATATTATTGAATTTAAAGATGATAAATATTGGATAAGATAATTGGAGGAAATTATGAAATTTAAAAGAGTTTATGTAGCTGGAAGTTATAACGCTGACAATATTATAAAAGCATTGGATAATATTAAAAGGGGAACGAAAATTTCTGTTGATTTGTTAAAAAAAGGTTATATCCCTTTTTGCCCTTGGTTAGATTATAACTTTCATTGGTTTGATAATTTAACTATTGAAGATTATTACCGTTATTCAATAGGTTGGTTAGAAGTTAGCGATTGTATTTATGTTTTAAAAAATAGCGAATGTTCGAGAGGAACAATAAAAGAAGTAGTAAGGGCTATGGAATTAGGTATACCTGTGTTGTATGAGGGGAAGGATAGTTTGTAAGTAATGTAAATGTAATGGAGAAAATTACAGTTGTAATGCACCAAGTGTCCCCACGAGGACACATAATGCAGTTGGAGTATAACAAACCTACGGCGAATGTTCACTATGCCGTAATATTCATTTTGGGGTGAACAAAACCTGCACGTTTACAAAGAACAGCGAAGGGGTTTACAAAGAAGTGGGCGTAATGCTATATAGTTGTTGATAAGTGTAAGCACTTGGGGACGGTTAGTTAATAAAAGTGTTAACTTGCGTGCCATAGATTATCGGCTAAATAGTTTGTGTCTCATGGTAGACAAAATAATACATACAATGGAGAGTGTCCAACTGTTAACAAATTAAGAAAGGAGGAAACTATTTATGGAACTTAAAGAAATTGAAAAAATCATTGGAGAAGCAATAGGTGAAGGTAGTATGTGTTGGAGTAAAATACCAGATGGGATATTTGATAGTAAAAACGCAAGTAGAATTGTTGAAGAAACTGCTCTGAAAATACTTAACTTAAAAGAGAGAAATACATTAGTGTCATAAATGGAGAGTGTCCAACGAACTTGTAACAAATTCTTACTAGTTGGTGCCAAAATGGAACCGACTGAATTACCAGACAACCTGACTTAAAATGGGGTTTGTCAGGTAAGATAAGATGTCACAGTAAATAAGATAAATAAAGGAGGTTATTATGGAATTACAATATATAAAACCAGATATAATGGAAGTCAATATAAACCTAAATTTATCAGAATTAAAAACAATTCAATATGCCTTAGCAATAGTGGAAGGAACAGATGACGAACTTAGAATGTTTTTTTATGAATTATGTTTAAAAACTGAAGAATTACGCAACAATAAAATTAGGTAAGGAGGACGCTATGACCCTCGAACAGCTATTCGATAAGCTAGAAAATGGCACGCCTGCCGAAAAGAATGATGCCGAGCTGGAATTACTTGGAAGAATTTTATATTACGAGGGAGATTGATTATGTTTGAATTTTTAACCGAAACAATAAAAACTATTATTTTGGAGAGGATTTATAGTTGGAGTAATCTCCATTAAAATATTTAATTATTTATACGATATATATAGAGGGATTAAACTATATTTTGAGATGAAAGATTGGTTTAATTGATAAAGAAGGGGATTAACCATGCTTATAGAAAAAATCAAGGGTCTCAAGTTAAGCAAGCCTATCGAGGTAACAGTTGAAAAAATGTATACCGTAAAATGTAGTGATTTAGATTTAAAGGGCTATGGAAAAACAAGAGCAGAGGCAATTAAAGATTTTCTCTCTGCAGTTATTGATATTCACGAAGATTTCGATATAAGTCATAATGAAACCGATAGCGGGAAAGAATATGAGGAGAGGTTTCTATCCTATTTCGATTAGCCGATACAGTAACAAAACTGGACACGTTGATACCAAATAGCGACACTATTTCGTTATAGTAACCCTGCATATTTAACTATCAATATTAAGATTATGGGGTAAAAGGGGAATATTTGAGAATATTAACAGAAGAACATAAAAATAATATAAAAAAAAGTATGCTTAATTATTATACAAAACACGAAAAAAATATAATAGATATGGTAGGAAAAAAATTTAATAGACTAACAGTAATTAAAAGGATATATCCAAATAAAAAAAATGGAAATACAAATTGGTTATGTAAATGTGATTGTGGAAATGAAAAAATAGTCGATGGATCAAATCTAAGAAGAGGAAATACTAAAAGTTGCGGGTGTTTACAGCAAAATTGGATGGAACTAAAACTCGCAAGCATGAGATATGTTATTCATGAATATAAAAAAAGTGCAAAAGGACGTGGATATGAATATAAACTAACTGAAGAACAATTTAAAGAAATAACACAAAAAAACTGCCACTATTGCGGAGCTAAACCCAGTCATCCTTCTAAGTATCAAGGTAATAATGGAGTATATATTTATAATGGTATTGACAGAATAGACAATACAAAGGGTTATATAATAGATAATGTTGTCCCTTGTTGCACAAGATGTAATTATGCAAAAAAGAATTTTGGGTTACAGAATTATAAAGATTGGATAAAGAAAAGTTATATTAAAATGTTTGCTAAAATCGACGCTTCATGATGGTTATTCTGTCTGTGAACCCATATTGACTACACACTTAGTCTGTAAATAAGTTTAAAATAGTTGCAGATAAAAAATAAGTCACTATAATCAAAATCGAAAGGAGGTGAAAACCAATGAGAAAGTTAATGATTGTGCTTATGATGATAGGGATTTTATTTCTTGCAGGTTGCCTCATGGTACCCGAAGTTCCAGAAGAACCCGTTCCGCCAGTAGAAACTCCTATTATATGCGAAGGCGGACAATATCATATTTACTGGGGCGAATGGAGTATGACAGGCTGTGAAGGCGATGAGCAGGTAGAAGGGACTTACTGGAAGAATGCAGACGGGCGAATGTTCTTACTTGGCGATGTTGTGGAGTTTGATCCAGACGGGCAAACCCTTAATAACATAATCAAGGTTTACGGAGATTGTCCGACCAGTTTCGTTAAGGAAATTGAGGTAAAGTAAGGAGTGATAATAAAATGGGTATAATAAGCTGGTTATTAGGTGGCGGATTAATATTCGCACTAATTGTATGGTGGATAGAACTATTGAGATACCTATAATTCAAAATAAATAGAAAGGAGTAAAAATCATGTGGACAATAATTTCAAAGATTTTAGATTTAATTAGCCCTGAATTAAGAAGTGCTATTGAAAAATCTTTAAATGAATGGGAATTAAAAGCAAAAGAAACAGAAAGTAAAGTTGATGATGTAGTGGTAGCGATTGCCAAGATGTTATTAGGGTTTTGATCTAAACAGTAGAAAGATTGATACAAGAGTTGAACAAAAAGTGTTTAATAAGAAATCAAGTAATAAATTAGATGATACAGATATATATGCAAAAAGAGAAAAAGCTATAGACGATTTAATGAAGGAGAAATTCCCTGAACCTGAGTTTACCTGCCCAGATATTTAATTGATTTGGGCTTCTGCACAAACCGCAACTAAAGCTGTAATGATAGGGTACAGCACCTCCGGAAGAGCCAGTCGAGCCTGACCAACTTGGCTGGCTTTTTTTTATTTTATTTTATTTTAAATTATTTTTATTATTTATGTCTAAAAAGTATAAAATTTGGGAATAATATATATAGAAGTAAAAAATTAAGAAAGGAGGTTCTTAAAATGTTAAACTTTAGAAAAAGTAAGTTGGGTTTTACCTTAATTGAGTTGATGGTAGTAGTGGCTATTATAGGAGTGTTAGCTTTGTTGGGATTAAGACTTTATACCGGTCAACAGCAAAAGGCTAAAAATGCTATCGTAAAGGCGAATGCAGGCACTATACAAACCTTAATTCAGGCGGAGTTAGCAGATACTACAAGTGCAGATGTTAATGATATGTTAACTGGTACTACTGCTGACCCTATTACTTTATTCGAAAAATCAGGTATCCATATTCCAGATGGTGTAGCACAAACTGCAAATGGTACTTCTACTGACATTGGAATGGTAGTAGTTTTATATATTGACCCTAGTGCTACCGTTGTTGGTGATGAATCTTTCGAAATTAACGGAAACGCTTTTGTTACTGGAGATGTATTTGCAACTGCTTTAACAGCGAAAAAGTAAAATGGAAAGAATAAAGAAAATTATTGTAGTCCTTATTGTAATCGTTCTTTTTGAAAGTTTAGCAATAATTACACTTTATCAAAGATGTCAAATGAATATGGACTTAATTGAACTTTTAGCAAACAGAGGTGTAACTAATAGTGAATTGATTTCCAGTTTACAAAAACAGATATCTCAAAAATAGTTTTTTACTCGACTTAAATTATACATTTTTTCTGCGGTCGAGAACGCAGAAAACTCCACCACCCGGTCTGACTAACCGGGTGGTTATTTTTTATTGAAACCTTTTCTTGATTACATCGTATTATTTAATAGCAATAGCGAACAAAAATTGAATATTATGTTTAAGGGGGTAGTCGGGTGGGGCAAATTAAGAAAGAAGATATTATATCTTTTGAAATGGTCACCACGTTTTACTACAAAAATTGTGAAGTCACACTAAAAAAATATAACAATGTTACAACAGTAAAAATAGTAGGCGTTTCGGACATGGAGAATTTGTTAGTAGATTCTCAATCGTTTTTGAAGAAGTTTAAAAAAAAAGAACTTGCCAAATATCTTTGTAAAGATGAAATGAAACTTATTAAAAAAGTTTATAAAAGCCTTGAGAATAAAGAGTATAAAAGCCTTGATAAAATATTTTAAATAAATAGTTGACAATTGCCTTTTTATATGTTACTCTTTTTTTAATGCAAAATATTCAAGAAGTTAAAACCAATCTCAAAAAAATAAAAGAACTTGTAAAGCACACCGACCTAAAGTATAAAGATGTAGCGGATACTTTAGATGTAGATATCGCAACTTTATCAAGATGGGTGAGAGAAAAACATTTTCCAACCAAAGTTTATCACCCTAAAATAGCTGAAATAGCTAAATTTTACGATAAAGTAAAAGTTAGTAAATAATATAGGACATTCGGTAATTCTTATTTTTTAAGTGTTTCTGAACTCTACTTTACATAAGATATATAATAGGACTATTGCCAAGTTGATTATCTGATGTAAAGAACTGAATAGGAATTGCTAAGAAAGACCGAATGTCTAAAAATGATGTTCGGTCTTTTTTTATTTAGGTCTAAAGGAGATTAAAGGTGAAACTATCCCCGGTCAAAGCAATCAAGAAATTCTGTTTCGAGTGTGCTGGAAGTGTCATTGGAAGAAAAGATTGTGAAATTACAAATTGCCCCCTTTATCCCTATCGTTTAGGTAAAAATCCTAACCGAAATGGAGTTGGGGGAAGGAAGCCCTCAAAAACCCTCAGGAAGCTCTCAAAACCCCTACTCAAGTTATGATTTTTCATTTTGAAGGATAGGGTTGGTATGATTGGTCGTTTAAATAGAGATTCGCTGTAGGGATAGAAATAGAGGGTGATATGAAGAAATGTTAATAAGAAGGTCTTTTTATGGAGAAAGGAGGTGAAAAATGGCTGAGTATGATGATTTAGAAAATAAGATAGAAGATTTAGCAAACGAAATTGAAACTCTTGAATCTGAAGCAAGAGAATATCAAAGTGAGATTAAAGATTTAAAAAGACAGATAGAAGAAATAAAAGATATGGGTTATGAAATTTACAAATATCAATGAAAGGAGGGGAAAATTTAATGAAAGTAAAAGAAAAGTTTGATTTGGAAAAAAGTCTAAAGAAAATTAAAGATGCAGAATTAGATGTTGAGTTACTAAATAGAGAGAATGAGAAATTATGCCATGAAAATAGTCTTGAAATAGGGAAATTAGCAATTACAATTTTGAGGGAAGAAGATTTATTACAATCTGAATTGAAAAGGTCCGGAGAAGATAAACTCGAATGTAAGTTAGGTTCGATTAGTTTTAAGGTCATGCCTGACTCTTGGGTTTATAACGAAGAAGTTTTAATGGCTTGGATTATTTCTTTACCTGCAAGATTAAAGAATATGTTCCTCAAAGTTACCACCACAATTAAGAAAGCCGATTTAAAGAAACAAATCATGTCCGATAATGATGTGTTATTCGAGAAAAGCAAACTTATTGATTACAAGACTGATAACATTGGATTGTTTTTACTTGAGGGAGAAGTCTTTGATCCAGATAATTCAGTAAGCCATAAAGTTGAAGGAATAGAAATTAAACATCAAGATCCGAAATTTTCAATAACAATAAAGAACTTAAAGAAATAGAAAGAAGGTGTAATTTTTGATTAACTTAAAAAATCTTCGGAAAGTATTAGAAGAACAATTTAACCCATCAGGCAGGAGAGTGACCATAGAAAGAAAAAAGAAAATGGTTTTAGAAGAAATGAAGTATGGAAAGATTAAGTGTAAAAGAGTGAATTATATCAAGATTGAAATCATAGAATAATGTTTAGCGGAGAAACATTTAAAAGGAGGTAAAAATATGAAAAAAGAAAAGCTCGACCAGTTAAAACAATTAGAAATAGTTTTCCAACAAATACTTAAAAAACATTTTGGTGGTAACTATGATGATTATTACGTTAGAAATGTAACAAAAGAATTGTTACTTGAAGTAAAAATAAGGATACCTAATAAGTAAAAAATTAAAAAATAAAAAGGGAGTGAAGTAAATGCCCTGTAAAGACTTAGAGAAGAGAAGAGAATACCAAAATAAATATTATCATGAAAATAGTAAAAAAATAAATGAAGTTAGTAAGAGGTGGCGTGATAACACTCCTGAAAAACAGAAAGAATATTCTATAAAATATCGTGAAAGAAAAGCAAAAACAGATAAGCAACGTCGTGAAAGAGTTAAAAAATATGTTAACTATTATAAGCTATCTAAAGGTTGTGCTATTTGTGGATACAGAAAATGCGTAGAAGCTTTAGTTTTTCACCATATAGATAACGGAAACAAAAAATTTGATGTAGCTTCTGTTGCTAAAAATGGTGCGAATATCGAAAGAATTAAAAATGAAATTGATAAATGTATGGTTCTGTGTAGTAATTGCCATGCAGAACTACATACAAAAATAAGAAAAAAGGAGAAAAAATAAATGAAAATTAATCAAGTAAAGGAATTAGATGATGGTGTTAGTGGAATCACCATCGAAGGGAAAATTATTAAAACACCAAAACCACCTAATAATGGCGAATATGGTTGGTCGCAAATGATTATCCTTAAAGACGATACAGGTGAAATAGGTTCCTGGATAAACATTGAGAGTGCAGAAAGTGCTTATAAGGTAGGACAATATCTTAAAGTTCAGGGTAAGGTGAGTAAATATAAGAAAGGGGATAAACAAGGTGTATCGCTTAATGGAAAGGTTTTAGAAGAAATTGTAAAAGATGAAGATGTTTCGCAAGAGAAAAATAGTGCAGATGAAGAAACCTCTTCAACTAATTATGGAACCAAAGACAATTACTGGGAAAAGAAATTCAAGTATGAAATCCAGAGAGACCCAAAGGTTCAATTAGTCATAGTCAGACAGTGTGCCATCAAAGCTGCTACTGAATTAGCTTGTAGTGGTAGTAGTTTTGTAAAAAACAAAAAAGATTTTTATAATTGGGCGGATGAAATAGAAGCTCATATCTTTAGAGATATTGATTTAATGGCTGATTCTTCTGTAGCTATTTTAGGTGGGGAGATAGTCGGAACTCAAGAAGATGGAACTCCTAAAGTAGAAACCAAAGAAGCCCGTCTAACTAAAGCAAGTGAAGCAGTAGGTGAAACAAGATTTAAACCTGCCTCTACTCTACAGAAGAATAAAATCTTTGGCTATAGAGATGAAAAGGGTTGGCATAAAGGCATGATTGAATCAAGGTACATAGAGAAAGATGAAATCCGAGAAATCGGAGACCCCAAGAATTTATCTGTAGAAAAAGCAAGTGAATGGTTAGCTATGTGGTGGGGAGATATTTCAGACCCAGAGGATATCGGGGCAAGAAAGCAAAGAGAAATTGATAACCCCAGAGATGAAAATGGGAAGCCCGTATCTGCCCTTGTAAAAGGTGATAAAACTTCTCTTTCAAAAGATATCTTAATTGATGAAATCAATGCTTTAAGAAGAGAGAATTATTTGGTTGACGATGAGAAGTTTGAGAAGGAAATGGGCTATAATCCTAAACTTGAAAATTTAACCGAGAAGGAACTTACCAAGCTAAAGGAAATATTGAAACAATATAATCCGTTAGCTTAGAATAATTGCCTGCCCTGTATAGCTCTGGTAAATATAGATTCAGAAACATATCAACGAAACAACTGTCAGGGCAGGTAAATTTAAAAGAGGTAAATAATATGATATTTTTGCGTTATGTACTTTTGCCGACTATTATTTTGGTTGCGATATGGCTTTTAATATTTAGATTAATAGGATTAATATAACAAATTCTCGGAGGGAGAAAAGAGGTGAATGAAATGGAATTAACAGAAAAAAATAAAAAATATATTGATAGCCTATCATACGAACAATTATTATCTCGTTGGAGGTTTGCTCCATCAGGAGACCCTTGGTTTCAAGGAGAAACAGGAGATTATTGGGGTAGTGCCATGAATAAGAAAAAGGAAGAGATTGGACAAGTTGAGGCTGTTAATGTATCTAAAGATATTGGCTGGAATTAAAAAGAAAATTACTTGCCCTGTAACGTGAAAGCGTTAGGTTTGGACTACGGTAATGCAGGTGTGGAGAAGGTTACCATGTGGGGGTAGCATGGTCAGGGCAGGAAGGAGCAAAAATGAAATCAGTCAAAAAAGTATACGAGTTTATAATCATAATTTTACTTGCAATTATTATTGTAACACCTGAGATTATATATTCTTGTTTACTTGAGGTAAGGGATTGGATAAAGGCAGGTAAACTTAATGGCTAACCCCCAGAGAGAAAACGGTCATGTAGACATAGCAAATGAATTAGTAGAAGCATTTGCAAAATACTATCCCAGCCATAGTGAAGGACAGATTATTTGGGCTATCCTAAGAAAAACCTATGGCTGGCACAAAAAAGAAGATCCTATTTCAATTACTCAGATAATGGAAATGACTGGGATAAGTAGGAGAATGGTTATTTATTCTCTACAAAATCTTGAGGCAAAAAGAATAATAATCATAAAAAGAAAGAAAGGTAGAGGTATAAAAAATGAAGTAAATACAATAAGTTTACAGAAAAACTATGATTTATGGGTAGTGCAAGAAAAAAGTAAGCAGTATCGGAAAGCATTGGAAACAAGGAAAAAATCATATAGAAAATCAAAAGATTTAGTAGTGCAAGAAACAGTTAGTAGTGCAAGAAATGAAAATTTAGTAGTGCAAGAAATCGAAAAAGAGGTTAAATTTCTTGCACCCACAAAAGAAACTAATACAAAAGAAACTATTACAAAAACAAAGGGTGATGTTTTTATCGAGGTATGGAAAGAATTTAAGGTTATGAGAAAGAAGATAAAAAAGCCAATGACAGAAAGAGCAGAAGAGTTGCTAATAAAAAAATTAAATACTTTAAGTGATGATGAAGAAGAACAGATTGCCATACTTAACCAGAGTATTATGAATTGCTGGCTGGGGGTTTTTCCGCTGAAGGAAGACCCGAAAAACGATAAGTATGATAATGAGGTTAAAGTGATAATTGACTATTTAAACGAAAAGGCAAATAAAAATTATTCAATGAACATACCTGATAAAACATATATCATCACTCGTTTAAAAGAAGGTCGTCCCATAGAGGACTTCAAAAAGATAATAGATATAAAGTGTGATAAATGGAGAGGTAAATACAACAAAGAAGGCAATCCCTTAGAGGACTATTTAACGCCTAAAACTTTATTTGGAATAAATTTTGAAAATTATTTAAATGAGACTGAAGAAGATAAGTACGCTAAATATATAAAAAAGGAGTAATGATTCGCAAGCGAATCAAAAGGAGGAAAATATGATAACTGATAATTATATTAACCAGTGTGAACAGGCAGAGGAGATACAGAAGTTATGCCAATTTAAAAAAGGAGATTGGTTCTATAACGGGGAAAAACCTGTTTTATTCTGCAAGTCTGGTTTAGGAAGTTTTAATCCACATGAACATAAATGGCTACCCACACTCGAACAGCTATTTGAGTTAGCACACAAGGAACTCAATAAAGAGGCTTATTATAAAGCTAAGGAATATGAAATTATAGCAGATTTTATTGAATGGATGCTTAATTGTGACATCGATAGATACAAAGATTTTAATTTAGATTTTAACGATACAAAAAGCTGTTTATTGATTCATATAATGGAAAGGTTTTATAAAAAAGCCTGGACTGGCGAAAAATGGGAGGCGATAAAATAAATGGAAATAACTTCACCATCAGGACAATACTCTACGACTTTAAATCAAATGCTTAAACAATTAAAGCACAGAGAGATAACCTTAGACGAATATCTTATAAAGTGTGCTTACTGGGGGATGAGGGCTTTAGATGATATATATTTTATGTCTTTACCTTCTAAAACTTCAGAGGTCAGGGAGTATGAGGATTTATCTTATTATAAAAGAGAAAAGTTAACTCAAGAGTTTTATTCAGACAACCCAGGGATAATGTGGTATTACGATAAAGTTAATTATGTCAAAGTTCAAAATAAAACGAGTTTTTTTAAGTTGGAGAGTATAAAAAAGAATCTACCTAAAACTGATATAAAAAATCATGAGAAGTTAGATATGAGAATATTAGAGTTTAAAGAAAAAATGGAGGGATATTAAAATGGAAACTTTAAAGATAATGGCTTGTGTAGTAGTTTTAATTAATAGTCTTATTGAAGTTATTACACATAAGAGGATTACTGAAAAAGCCTTGTTATGGTTGATATTATTTTGGGTAATAAAATAAAAATGGAGGTTTATTAAATGAAAAATGAATGGACTAAAAGATTAAAGGAATTAGAAGCGGAGAATACAAAGTTAAAAACAGAGAATGTGAAACTAAAGGCGTATAAGGCGATAGTGGAAAATATGAAATTAGGGTTTAAAAACAATAAATTCTTTTTCACTGTAATAACAGAAGACCATCCAATTAAATATGCGAGGTGGTTTTTAGAGGATTTAGAGCAAAAATACTTCCCGAAAGGAATAAACCAATGAGTTTAAAATGGGGAAATGAAAGATTAAAAGGTTTTAGTAAACCAGTCAAAAAGGCTGAACGAGATTGGTCTTGGTGGGCTTTATTTGCTACGGTAGTGCTTATGGAAGTTATCTTTATACTGAAATGGACAGGGAGGATATAAACGATGAATACGATAGAGTTTTGTAAAATGGCTATTCAAATGATAATAAGTGGGAATGATATTCCTTTATTACCAGAAACTAAAGGGCATTTTGAACGAATTATATCATTACTTGAACAAGGGGAAGAAAACAAGAAGTATAAGCAGATAGTAGAAAAAATGAAGAATAAATATGATGTGTGGGTTTCACTCCCAGGATATTTTACTAACCTAACCGACTATATAAATGACATAGAAAGAGAAGTGAGAGGAGAATGAAAACACTTCATTTTCATAAATTATACACTCCCTCGGATGTATCAAAAATAATACAAAGAAAGGAGGAGGATATAGTCAAAATACTTGAAGAGGGGAGGGCAGAAGGTAAGAATTTCAGAGGATTTTGGTATATCCGGGGGCGTGAAGTTATAAAAATTCAGAAGTTATTAAAGGAGAAAGTAAAAAATGTTAGGATTCTTAATGATGGCATACAAAAAGAAAAAGAAAAGAAAACCGAGAAGTGATTTAAAAAAGTTAAATGACCATCTTGATAAATTATGGAGAGAAATTATATTACTTCGTGATGGTAACAAATGTATGAGATGTGGAAAAAGAAAATCACCGGGAAGTGGTAACTCAATCCAACCTCATCACATTTACGGAAGATCAAACTTTAGAGTTCGCTGGTGTCCTGAAAATGGGATTGCTTTATGTGGAGGTTGCCATACTCTTACAAATCAATCAGCCCATAAAGCCCCAATAGACTTCATTAACTGGCTAAAACAAAAACGAGGGGAAGAATGGTGGTACAAATTAAGTGAAGAAGCTAATAAGGAAGGAGGTTCCCGAAAGTGGACAATAATAGAGAAGAAGGATTTGGAGATAGAACTGGAATGGACTCTACACAAGTTACAAATGAAGCATACGACAACCATACATTAATCATCAAGCTAAAAGGAGATATAACTAAAAGTTTTTGGAATTTAGCAGTTATGTTAAAGGTTTCCAGAGACCGGAAGTATTACAAGACCTTAGGTTATGATACCTTTGAACAATATTTAGGTACACCCGAAATAAGCCTGAGTCGTGGCTATGTCTTCAAGCTAATAAAAAACTACGAGCTTTGGGTGCAAAAGTATAATGTTTCCCCTGCTAAATTAGAAGGAATAGACTCAGAGAAACTTTATTTAGCTGGTATGATAGCCACTGAAGATAACTATGAAGAGTGGATACAGAAAGCTAAAGACTTAAGTAGGTCTGATATTAAGAGCTTGATAAGTGGAGAAGATTATGAGTATAAAATAAAATGCCCGAAGTGTGGGTATGTAGGGAAGAAAGAAGAATTTTATTCATAAAGGGGAGGTAGAATATGCCTTATAAAGATAAAGAACAGGAGAAAGAATATCATAAACAATATTATTTAGAGCATAATGGGAAAAATAGAATCAGATTAGAGAATATAATTTATAAAAAAGGGGGAAATAGCAATTCTTGGAAAGGGGGGAGGCAAAAACATAGTAGTGGATATATTCTAATTTGGGTTGATTCCACAAACCCATTTGCTAAAATGCGGGATCATCATGATTGTATTTTAGAACACCGTTTAGTAATGGCTAAATATTTGGGTAGATGTCTTGAACCTTGGGAATTAGTCCATCATATTAATTGGATTAAAACAGACAATAGAATAGAAAATTTAGAATTGATGGATAAAAGGGAACATGCAATTTTGAATAATAGAACGATGTTGAGAGATATACTTGGTAGATTTGTTAAGCAAATGGTTTGGGTTTAAGCCATGACCATGTCTAAAGAGTATTTCCAGAAGTATTATCAGGATCATAAAACAAAATTAACCAGGAGGAATAAAATATGGCGTAGTAAAAACCCCTTAAAATTAGAAATAATACAACAAAGATACCGGGATAAATTCCTAACCAAAGGTAAAGTAACCACTAACAAAAGTGCTTACGAGGTAAAATCTTTAAGGGATTCCTTTATTAAAAGATACGGTAAGAGTCTAAACAAAATAATGGATGATGTGACTAATGCAAAGTACAAAATAAGAGTATTTTGCCATGACTGTATAAACTACAAAGGAAGTAAGTTTTTAGATTGTCCTGGCTGGGAAGAATGTCCGTATAAAGAAGAAGTGTTAGAAGAAATAAACAAGAAAGGAGGTTGAAGCATGGAAACTGAAAAGATTAAAGAGATTGAAAAAATCATTGGAGAAGCAATAGGAGAAGGTAGTATGTGTTGGAGTAAAATACCAGAGGGTATATTTGATAGTAAAAATGCAAGCAGGATTGTTGAAGAGACTACAAAGAAAGTAATAGATATAATAGCATGATTAGAATTATTAATAAACAAGAAAGGAGGAAAAACAAATGGGTAACCAAAATCAAGTTGACCGTATAGAAATGGAATTATACACCTATAAAAATAATGTAGACACCTTAGTAAAAGTAATGGAGACATACCGTAAGAACCAAAAAGAACGTGGTAAATCTCTCAACCGGTTATGGGAAGAATGTAAGAAGCTAAGAAAAGAAATTGTAACCTTGCAGAAATACTGTGGTAAACTAACTTATGATTTATCCGTTCTACAACTGGAAAACAGGATCAATATACGTTCGGCAACAAACCCGGAAAAACAATTCTTAGTAAAAGAAATATTGAAGCAGTTAGTAGAAGAGTCAGGTTATGATTTAGAGTATAAACTATTAAGAAAATATCCTACTGAAAAAAAGGAATTGAAACCAGTAAACTTGACCATAATCGGAAAAGAAGTAAAGAAATAAAAAAAAAGAGGGAAGGCGAAACCCGTCTTCCCTCATCTACTTTAAAAATCAACCCCCTTTTGCTCATCATCTACCAACTTGATCCTATTCCAACCCCTTCTTTCAATCCCCCAGTAAACACATATTTGTCTTATTCTCTCATAAGTTACACCGTACATTTTTCCAATCTCTCGTAAAGATTTGGTTTTAACTAATTCCCTTAACTCTGATTTTCTTATAGTTTTCAATCTCTCACCCCCTTTTAGTGATTTCAGTCAAAATTGAATGCTCAGGACTGCACCAGACGACCGTATTTAAAGACCCCCTTATGATTGTACCTCTAAATCTGCCATTACCCAACCTTCATTTTTAACTCTGTCAAAGTCATCCGGAAAATTACCTTCACTTTGAAGTTTTCCCATTTTTTGATCTGCCTCTTCTTGATCCTTTGCTTCAAATTCCTTATAACCGTATTCTTCATGTGTAAAATATGCTATAAATTTCATTCTTTTTCACCTCCCTTCTTTCGTATAAATTAAGTAACCACAAGCCAGGAGATAGAACCAAGATAAACTATCTCCTGAGTTCTGACTGCTTAACCTTTCAACTTTATTACTCTTATATTATGTACTTTAGGAGTAACTTTCCATTTAGGTTCACCGGCGTATTTATCAGGGATAATTTCAATACTTGTTACATTTCTATTTTTAATATCTTTTAACCCCACTCTAATATTAACTATACAACCTTCAACCTCGACATGATAACCATTAGCGACCTTATAAAATGGCTGACCTTCATATAATTTTCTAACACTCATCATTATAAAACCCTCCTTTTTATTTTATTATTCTGCACTTCCATAAGTATCGAGATGATCCGTAAATAACCAAGTTTCCATCTTTTGTTTAGTCTCTTTTCTTGTCTTGTATAAAGCACTAATAACATTTGGGTATGTTCTACCGTCAAAATATATTCTAAAATTCCAACCTGTTTTGTTCCCTATAAACCCCTTACCAATTTCAATTATTAATTGAATCCCTTTTCTCATTGTTTTATACTTAACCGTTCTCATTAAATAGACCTCCTATTTATTTTTGTTTCTCTTGCGATACATTTTATATTTTAATTTTGTTAGGATTATAATCATATTCACTAATATGGGCAGTATTATTGCATTCTTCACAAGTGATATGGTTTTTTGTTAATTTATTATCTTGATTTACTTCAACATAATTTATTTGCCCGCATTTCATACATATAACCATTTCTTTATGAATATCCACAATATTGAACCTCCTTCATTAATATTTTATTTAGATCAGTGGTATAAATAAATCCCAGTTTAACCAGTACCCACACTCACAATAACACTTAACAAACATCATAGCCCAACCAGTATACTTTTTACCACATTCCGGACAAATATATTCTTTCATATTAACCCTCCTTTTGTTTCGCTTGCGATACATTTATTCTATTATTTCTTCAAATTCATTATTCATTAAGTTACAAATTCCCATGTTTACTAATGTTTTATTATCGAGATAAACACCAACATCAGTACCTTTTCCAAAACAACCGAAAGGATGAGTCAAATATCCTTCCATACCATTTAGCCATTTATCTTCACCTTTCATGTTTCGGATTCTTATTCTTGTTCCAACATCGTATTTACTATTACCTGCTTTCATTTTCTTATCACCTCCTTCCTTCGTATAAAAATAGTAACCTTAATAGAAGGGTATAAACCAATATACCCCTCTTTTAAGCCTGCTATAATGTATTGTCTATTTTATATTCTCCACTTTTAATCTTTGCTTCAGTTTCTTTTTTAGTTTCACCAAGATATAAATTTCTATATTTTCCGGTTGTCTTGTTATAATCCCAATTAGATCCTAAAGAGATATTGTTATTTATATCCCTTTTAACTATAATGGAATTATAACTCTGCAAAAACTCATTGCCTTGATCATCCTTCAATACAAATTGATTCTTGACCTTAAATTGATTTACTAACATTTTAAAACCCCCCTATTAATATTTTAGTATCAGTCTAAAATAAGCTTAATAATCTCCATCCCTATAAGAGATGGAGACTATAAACCTATTTACTCAGCCCGGCTAAATTCACCTATCCGGGTAGAAACACAACCATTAAACCAGCATTGATGTAAACCACAGTTATTAATAACCTTAGTGTCTTTGTTATGCTTGCCATTTCTATTAGTTAAAGCTATATCTCCACATTGCGGGGTACTTTGACCGCTTTGGTTAAAATAAAAAGACAGCTTCCACAATAAATCAAAGGCACTCTTAGAACTATAAAAAACCTTCCCGGCTTGTTTCACTATTCCCAACGAAGTACAATAACTAATACCTTGATCCTTTTCTTTAATGAATTTATTAACCTTTTTTAATAACTCCGGGCTTTCAATTTCTAACCTGCTTTTAATTTCCATCTTTAAACCTCCTAAACTTATATTTTTTAACCTATTATCATTATACACTAAATACGCTAAATGTCAAGAAATACTTTAATAAAAGATATAACCTTGTAGATACTTTAATTAATTGCTATATTTTAACCTATGAAAGAGAAAAAACTAAAACTTATCTCAGATGATCCTAAGCAGTCTAAATTAATAGTCCCCGGAGAAGATAACAAACAAAGTAAAGAGAAGGGAAAGCCAGGAAGACCCACTTTATTAACTCCGGAGATGTACAAGAAACTGATTGGATTGTTTGAAAAGCATTTCTTTATTGCTTCCGTTTCTGCTTCTTCCGGGATATATAGAGAAAGTATTAACAACTGGAGGAGGGAACAGGTCGATTTCTCTAACGCCGTTATACACGCTCAAGATAAATGGATCAAAAACCAGCTAAAACTCTTACAAGAATACTCTATAAACAAACGAGAAAAAGACTGGAGAGCCTTGAAATACCTGCTTTCTATAGCTGATTCAGAATTTAACGATAAGAAGTTTATGAGAGAAGCCCCAACCGGTAAAGACACCTCAATCACTATCAATATCAATCAAAAAGAGCTTACAATAGCTAAATTAGAAGCCTCCAGGCTAATCGGATCATCCCAGAAACAAGAAAGTATCTCATTAATACCCTTTAAAACCAAAGAAAAGCCGGATATTAAGCAAATAGAGAATAATCAAGACGATGAAACCCTTTAGAATTACCATTTAATGAGTTTATAGTCCCATAATAAACGTTATGTTGAGTAGATAAAAGCATTGATTTATAATGATTATAGCTTATTTTGAGCAGAATAAGAGCATACATTGAGCCTGATTGAGCCTAAATTGAGCTTGATTAGGTGATTTGAGTAAAAATTAGAAGTGTTGGTACATAACGCTTTGGTATCACTTGCCCATCCGATGGAGACAACTTTTATTTATTAGCTTGAAAACAAGAGAGGGAGGGGTGGGGGTGCCTCGGTTATATTTTTAAATAAATATATACCGATGACCCTGTCCAACTCATTACGCATGAAGCTTTTCAAGAAAGCTATATATAACAAAGGATTCAAGTAAATAAAAGTAAAAGAAAGGAGTATAAAATGGATAAGTTAATATCTATAAAGGATATCATCATTCCAAAGGGGACAGTCTTTAGTAATGTATCTGGTTCTTCTTCTCATTACTTTGAGGATAATTATAGGGCTTGTGTTGGTTTAGACAGGGATACTTCAGTGGATTTAGTGGTAAGTAGTGAGAATGAAGAATATTTTAAGGTTTTTATGGGGAAATTAGGGATATTAGAGAAAAAATGAAAGTGTTGTAAACAAAGGGCAAATTACCCTTTCGTCATGGGGGGGAGTAAACGCATGGAAGGAGGTAAAGAAATGATATTTAATTACATTTTAGGTTTTATGACCGGTTGGTTAATTTGTGATATTTTTAGGGACGTAAAAACAAGAATAAGAGAGTACCCACTACAAGAAGCCATGCAAGAACAACAAATTAGATTTAAAGAAAAGTAAATGTTTCTCTTGAGAAACGAGAGGAGGAAATTGTGGATATATTCGAGCTTATAGCTAAAATGACTGTTGAAGAAACCAAAGAATTTTGTGAACTTTGTGAAAAGATAGAAAAGAAAGTTATTAAAAGGGAAAAGTTAAATACAATAATTGAAAGACATATCATAGACGGTGCGTCTAAATTAATCAAGAAAACATATATACCTGAAATGCTTACGATAAAAGAAAAACCTGAGAGTTTAGAGAAGTGGTTTAAAAAAGAATTAAAAGCAAAGAAGATTTTAAAATATCAGAAAGATGAATGTAGTTTTAATTGGATAGTTTGGTATATATAAGGGAGGAACTATGGAAACCAGAAAAGAATTAATAAGTGATTTGGTAAGGGATATAAAAACAATTCTTTATTGTATTGGATTATTGGTTATATTTTTTGTGATGGTAATTTCTCTTGCTTGTTTGTTTGGACTGGTATTTAGTGTAGAGCTTAGTTTAATGTTTGGTATGTTACTTACTATCTTCTGTATGATTTACGGAGAAAATATCATAGCTTGTATTGAAGAAGTTTTAGATTTGTTTCGCAAGAGAAACGAGAGGAGGAAATTATGGAAACTAAAGAGGCGATAGAAAAAGTAATAAGTGTGTTTGATGATTGGGTTTTAGAATATTCGTGTAGTGCAAGAACAAGTGATGAAAAAGAAGAAGAAAAAAATAACATCATTTCCCTACTTAAACAAGGAGAAGAAAATAAGAAGTATAAGCATATATGGAAGGCGTTTAAAAAAGTTCATGGTGGTCAAGAGCTTGATGTATGGGATATAGAAAGCAAATTTGGTGTTTTATTAGAATTGATGGATGACTTCGAGAAAAAATACTTGAAGGAGGAAATAATATGAAAAAAATATTTATAAAAGATGATAGATTGAGGGAAATTGATAGCGACTTAAATACTGAAATAACAAGATTAATGGCTTCTGGTGAATTAAAAGGTTCTTATACGATAGAACAGTCAACAAAAGAATTTAAAGACGGTATTTATTTTGGTTGGGAAGTTACCGATTATGAGGATGGTTGGAAGATTGATGAATTGGATAATTTTGAAATTACTATCAAAAAATCAGGTGAGTTTTATTGTGCGACTTGTGGACAATTTTTTACTGAAAACGTCATCTGTCCGCTTATGGTTTGTGATAAAACAATTGAAGGAACTTTGAAGAAATTTATTAAAGAATTAAAGGCACAAAGAAAAACATTATGTGTCAGAGGTAAAGAAATAGAAGGAAAAGTAGAAAAAGCTATATATGAGTAAGAAAATAACAAAGCAAAAATACTTAAAGGAGTAAATATGGAAGTAATAGTCTTAAATCAGAAAACAAAAGAACAGCGTAAAATAGAAATAACAAAATTAAATACGAGGTATGTTAAGGTAGGCGACAATATAAATACTGAAGAAATAATAATAAAAATTATCAGAAAGAAGGAGGTGAGAACCTGAATGTCAATGGATTTTGAGTTTAACGAAGAGAAGAAAGAGCAAATCACATTCACACCCACCCAGCTCACTGCATTGCAGATACTTAACCAAAGTGGAGTTAGAGGTCTGTTATTCGGTGGTGCTAAGGGTGGGGGTTGAGTAAATCAGTTTTACTTTGCAGATACGCTTGGCTTTATTGTAAGTCGGTTATTGAACATTTTAAAATCCCTGTTCTTAAAAACCCCATTCCTTTATTCTTTTTAGGGAGACTTCAGGGCATAGACTTCGATGATACTACTTTAGAAACCTGGAAAACATGGATACCAGAAGATGATTACCAGATAAAAGAAAAGAACAAAGAAATAATTATTGACAGACGAGTCAAAATTCAGTATGGGGGATTAGACAATAAAAAGGTAGTTAAAAAGTTTAACAGTGCAGAATACGGAGCATTTGGTCTTGATCAGGCAGAAGAAATTGAGGAAGATAAAATAACCGAGTTAAGACTATCTTTAAGAAGAAGTATCAATGGTGTGCCTTTACCGTTTAAAGAATTATACACCGCTAATCCTGCTGACTGCTGGTTGAAAGACCAGTTTGTTTTAGGGCATAATTCAAGGTTTGTTTTTTTACCTTCTTTGCCTTCGGATAATTCTTTCTTACCGAGAGATTATGTTTCTAACATGGAATACACTTTAAGGAATAGACCTGAACTTCTAAAGGCTTACAGAGATGGAAATTGGGATGTCCTCGCTGGTGCTGATATTGTCATTCAGGATAGATGGGTGGATGCAGCAGATAAAAACGTATTCCATAAACCTGTAAAAAGGTTGATTACCTGTGACCCGGCGAAGTACGGAGATGATGAGACAGTCATTTACGCCATGGAAAACACCAACATAGCCAAAATGCCCTTTCCGAGAATATTCGGTAAAAAAGACGAGTATTACATCGCAAATGAAATGGAGAACATGGGTTTAGCTTTCAAACCATCTTTATATGTTATAGATGGTATCGGAATAGGAAGTGGTGTAGCTGCTATTTTAAGCAATAAAGGACTTCCTGTTTTGTGTGTAAATAGTGCAGAAAAGCAGGAATCGGGAGTACCTAAACAATTTGTGAATAGACGAGCCCAAATTTGGTGGTATGCCGGTCAACAATTTGGAGATAACGAAGTAGAACTCCACCATGATGACCAAGAACTTAAGAGGCAGTTAACCGTTCCGAGATATACTTACAAAGGTGACAAGTTTATGATTCGGTCAAGAGATGAAATAAAAAAGAGTTACGGAAGGTCAATAGATAGAGGGAGTGCTTATGTTATGGGGCTTTGGGGTCTACAGTACGCAGAGGAAATGTCAGAACCAGCTAAAGTAGAAGATTTTTTTAGTGAAGAAGATTTGGGGCTTGATTATATGAGTGCTTAAAAGGAGAGAAATAATGAAAAACATAAAAGGAGATAATATGAAAACAGAAAAAGCAAAGGAGCTTTTACTTAAATATGGTAGTATGTCAGACTTAACAGATGATGAATTAGGAGATATTATCAGGTTATTAGAACAAGGGGAGAAAAGTACAAGATTTTTAGAAAGATTGAATTGGAATACAATTTATGAGGCTGGTAAGATATATTTAGTAACTCGTGTGAAGTATTTTGATATTAATGAAAGAATGAAGAAAGTTGACAATAAAACTTAATCGTCAGCTTAAAAGGAGAAAAACAATGTTAGATAAATTTTTTATAACAATATTTTTGATATTATCATTTTGGGTTGTCTTGGGTATTAAGGTTGGATTTAAGAAGGAACACCCTGATTGGTTAAAATTCATATCTGCAATATTAGGGATGATATTTCAATCAGGGGTTGGGGCTTGTATTGCAATGATTATTTATAATTTATGGAAGTAAATACCAAAGGAGAAGCCATGTTAATAACTGATGAAATATTAAGAATGGCACATATTTATGGATTATATGGAAGTGTAGTTATACATAGATTAAATGGAGATGAAGGAAAAGTTATAGAAATTCAGAGGCAAATAGAAAAAGAAACTGACGAATTGCGTAAACTAAATGAAGTTGACAATGAAAATAGATTTAAAAAGGAGAAATAATGGAAGAGAAAGAGTTTAAATATGTAGATAAAAATGATGAACTAGTTTATTTTGAAAGCAAAAAGAAAAAATGGGAAAAAGAATTACTTAAATACAGAGAGTCAAATGAACATAAAAGTAATTGTGCTGCTTACGGTGATAACTGTTTATGTTGTCTTGATAAAGAATGGATTTGGAAATTTATCGAGAGAATAATTGACAATAAAACCTAATCGTGATATTTATAAGGAGTAGTTAAAATCAATAAGTTAGATAAAATAAACAAAGTTTTAAATATAATATCAAAAGCAATAAGTGAGATACTAAATCATAATAATGATTTTACTGGCTCTATTACTATTAATTTTTGTCTTGGAGGAATTACAAGGATAAAAAAGGAAGAGAATGTAAAGGTATGAAATTTTGTCTATCCTGTATCGTTCTGGGAAAACGTAACCAGATTACATAACCTTGAAGTGCCTATATGGTTTGTAAAATACGGATAGGGTAATCAATCAGGTTCGAATCCTGTCAGGACAGACAAAATATTAAAAAAGAATAATGTAAAGGTATAAATATGAAAAAAGAATTTTATTCTCCGATACTTGAAGAAAAGTATATAAAAAAAATGGAAGAGAATTGTTATCGTGCTTATGGTGGCAAGAAAGATAAACCAGATAAAAATGGAGAATATCATAATTTAGATGATGGAGATAATCATATAGAAGCAGATAAGATATTAATGAGTTTACTAAAGGAACTCGGATATAAGAAGTTAGTAAAAAAATATGATTCTCTTCATAAGTGGTTTTCTTAAAGAAAAATAATAAAATCAGACAGTTCGAGGGTACTGTATGGAGACGTCCGAAACCCTTAAAGGTTCTACCCTACTGATAAGAGACCAGGGGTCTCTCCGAAAGGTAGGTAGGGTAGTCAAAAAGAATAATAATTAAGAGACTACTCTGAAGAATGTATCTCTTGCGATACAAACTCTAAAGAAGCTCGATTAACGAGAAATCGTTTTTTGGGCTTCTTTTTTTTTGGGAGAAAAAATGGAATTATTAGAAGAAGAAAAAATAAAATCAACGGATAAAGACGAATCTGAAACTGCCCTTGTAGGTAAACTTGAGAAATTCTGGAAGGAAGCAGAAGAAGGCAATTCAAGTTGGCTAAACAGGGCAATCAAGAATTATGACTTCTATTGTGGTAAACAATGGGACGCTAAAACTTTAGCCGCTTTAAAGAAAGAAAGAAGACCTGCTCTTACCATCAATCATATCTTACCCACTATCAACTTACTGTCAGGAATGGAGAGAGAAAACAGAAATGATATCAATGTCTTGCCGAGAAAAGGTGGTAATCAAGTAGTCGCTGATGTATTTACAGGGTTAGCTAAACATTCTATGGATTTATCTAATGGAGAATTTGAACAGTCCATGCAGTTTTTAGACGGTGGTATAGGCGGTAAAGGTTGGGTTAAATTAGATATTTCTTATGATAAAGACATCATTAACGGGGATTTGAACATGAGCAGGGTGTCCTCTTTTGATGTAAAAGAAGACCCCAATGCCAAAACCTATGACCTGAACAGGACAGCTAAATATGTTATCGAATATTTCTGGGGAGATAAAGAACAAACCTGTCTACTCTATCCAAACAAAGCAGAAGATTTAGAAGATTATCTTGGAGAATATTGTCGTAATGGAGGGAAAGATATATTTGAAATGTCAGGGGCAAAACAAACCGATACAGATAATTTAGACCCTTCCAATTTCCGTTACCGTATAAAAGAAACATGGTGGAAGTCTTATAAAAACCAACTATTCTTAATAGATAAAAGCAACCTTCAATTTATTCCTGTTCATAAATCTCAAGAACATGTTTTAGACGCACTCCTAACTAAAGACAGAGAAATGGCAGAAAAAGAAAGAAGACCCCTTCGCTACAACACCATAGAAAGAGTAATCCCTGTAATGAATATGACCACTACTTTAGGGGATGTTGTTCTGGAAAATATTGAAGACCCCTTTAGTGGATTGACTTTATTCCCTTATGTTAGATTTTGCCCTTACTGGGCTGACGGATATACCTTCGGCGTAGTAGACAATCTTATATCCCCTCAAGAAGAAATTAATAAAACAAGTTCGGGCATACTTCATATCTTAAATAGAACTGCCAATACAGGTTGGTTGAATAAGAAAATACAAGGTGCAGTTAAAAGTGTTTTAGAAACCTTTGGCTCAAAAGCTGGTGTAGTCATCGAGTATGGTGATGTACCTCCTACTAAGATAGAACCTAACCAAGTCCCCGCAGGGCATTTTGTCCATAAACAAGACGCAGTCAATAACATAGACAGGATATCTGGTTTAAATAGTGCCAGTAAAGGACAGGAAGTTAAACAAGAATCAGGCATAGCCAATTTGAGACGACAGCAACAGGGCATGGTTATTTCCAATGTAGTTTTTGACAATTATAAATACACCCAACAAATCTTCGGAGAAACTTTGGTAGAGTTTATTCGTCATACCAACGTCTACTCACCGCAAGAAATAGCTGAAATATGTATTGAAGAAAAAATGAAGATAGACCCTCAACAATTACTTCAGGCAATTAAATCATTCAGGGTCGGTCATTATGGCATCAAAGTGTCACAACGCCCATCAAGTCCGACTATTCGTTTGGCTAATTTTGAGATGTTAGCTCGATTGACTGAAGCTGGGTTCCCGATTCCTGTAGAGTTTTTATTAGACTCAATGGACATTTCACGCAAAGATGAAATGATAGCCATTATACAAAAACAACAGGAACAGCAAAAGCAAATAGAAGCTCGACAGGCAGCGGCTGGCAACCAAGCTAAAGGGAAGGCAAGCTCACCTAAACAACAATCGCTCATAGGGCGAATTTAAAATATCCCTACCTGTGGGGCAACAAACAGGAATATTCCCTACCTCAGGGAGAAAAGGAGGTGATTAAACATGAAAGAGGAAACAATAGAAGGGCAAGAAACCGAAGTTAAAGAAGAAAAAACCTATAGCGAAGTAGAACATAAAGGCATAATCAATGATTTACAGAGAGAAAGAACAGAAAGACAGCAAAAGACTTTTGAATTGACACAAGCTCAATCCAGATTATCAGCTTTAGAAACAGAACTCAAATCAATAAAAGCAGAAAACGAATCTGCTAAAGCTAAAAAATCTGTTATTGAAGGTGGAGATGAAGATATCTTAACCAAAAAAGAAGGAAGAGATATTGAATCAAAAGTTATGTCAAGTATTGAGAAGGCTCAGCAAGTTGTAAAAGAAGCTAACGAAAAAGTTATGCTTGATGACAATTTCAAAAAGTCTGTAAGTGCTGCCAAAACAAGATATGCCGATAAGAAAGATATAGGTTTGGACTTCGATACAGTTTATCAGGCTGCCATAAGTAGAGTAGGTGGTAAAAAGTATAGAGAATTAGCTATCTATCATTCTGATGACCCTGGTGAAGAACTGTATCAAGAAGGTTTAAAAGACCCTGAAATAAAAGCAAAACTTGAATTAGCTAAGAACGATAAAATCCTCGATAACATGGGAAATCGCAAAGTGGACAAGAAGGGCTTAACTGGTGAATCGAAAAAATATGGCTTTAAATTCTACACATCTGAAGAAGTAGCAGCCATGAAACCAGAAGAAGCTCGTAAGAATCTTGCAGATATAAATAAATCCGCTGAAAAGTGGTAAACCTAACTGAAAGGTATTTCAGGTACACTCCGATACGGAGGCTCAATTAAAAATATTTAAGAAAGGAGTGAAACAAAATGTCATTCAAAGACGCAATACCTGTAATTTTTGCTGCAACATTACTTGAGGAACTAAAGAATAAACTCGTATTTGGTAAGATTGCTGATAAAAAGTACAGCGGATTAATTAAGGAAAAAGGCGATAGGATAAAACTGAAAGGCTATGGTGGAGTAACCATTAATGATTACTACCCTGGCGATCCTGTATGGGACGCAGCACATCTAACTGGAATTACTTATCAAGACGTTCAAGCTGCTGCCATGTTTTTGGATATTGACCATGCCAAAGACTATGCTATTAAACTACACGACATCACAGAATTGCAAGCTGACCCTGCTGCCCGACAACATTATGCCAAAGAAGCTGCTTATGGACTGTTACAAGAGGTAGATACTTTTCTGGCTGGATTGTACACACAATCAGCTTATGGGACTTATGTCCTGAAGAGTACCGCCATGACGACAGCACTTATAACCAGTTACATCGGCGAATTGTGGACAGCCTTAAATGGAGTAAACGTAGATAAAAAGTTTTTAACTATACCTCCATGGGTTGCTTTGAAACTCTTGTTAGCTGGTATAGTTCAGGCTGACGACTTGAAGGGTGAATTGAAGAATGGTTTTATAGGACACATATTACAATTCGATATGTTTATGTCAAACAACTGTCCTGCTTTAGACCCTGTTACCGCTGGATACAAGCGTAATATCATCACCGCTGGCTCTTATCAAGCTCTCGCTTTTGCCGACCAAATGACCGAAGCTGAAAGCCTTCGTTCACAAGGATATTTCGCTGACTTAGTGCGTGGACTTCATGTCTGGGGCGGACGGGTGGTAAAACCTAAAGAGTTATTTTACTTAGACCTCGAATTTGCACCTGAGACTGTTATCTGATGAGGAGATTATGGGGGAGGTGATACTCCCCCATAGATGAGGATTATCATGTACAACAAAAAAGAATTGGCTATTTTAATGATAGTCCAGAGTTAATAATGAAAGTGATAAAATATCTTAAAAAATAAAAAAATTAATAAGAAAGGAGAAATAAGATGGCTTATATAGATGTACCTACTAGTACAGATTTAGTAAGAGATGGCATGAAAGTTCTGACAGTTGTAGCAGCTACCTGTAATAAAACAGATACTGGAGCTGCTACTTTTACCATTGAAACTGATGGAGCTTACAGAATAGCTATGACTGGAATTGGTACTGCTTTTGCTGTTGTTGGTAACCAGATAATTGTCAGAGCTTCAGTAAGTACCGCAAAGCCTGCTATAAATAATGATGGCTGTTACATAATTGAAGCAGTAGTTAGTGCTGATGCTATCGAAGTAGTAAAACCAGTATACCCGCTGGTATGGAACGTATATGCTGACGCTGCTGCTGCCACATTTGATGAAATAGACACATTTATTTTACATCCGACCAAGAGAACTGAACAGATTTGTGTCTTTGTAATCAATAGTGCTGCAACCAGTCCACAAGTTAGTTTTGTACCTGGTGCTTTCTGGGCTGCCTCACTTAAAGGTGGCATACCCCCAATACAAGGACAACCGCTTGTGGCAAGTAGCAATTTATTCCAGGTAGAAACTGCAAAATACTTGCAGGAAGAATCGGTAGTATTAACTGGAGTAATCAACAAGAGGGGTTCAATCTTGATGAGAGTAATCCCGGCTACTGGTGTTTCTGGAGCTACAGTAAGTGTAGGTTTCATTCAACTGTACTAAAGGAAAATTGAAGGGAGGGCTTTTGCCTTCCCTTCTCTAAAAGGAGAGAAATGTTATTTTATAGTACCGAACCTAACCTCGTAGTGATTAGTCGAAAGACGAAACAACCTATAGCTCGATTTAATAAGGATAAGAAGTTAAATACTTATGACCCTATTTTAATTGAGAAATTGAAAAGACATTTTAAGTATAGGAAAAATGTTATGGCTGATATTTGTAAGATAAGAAAAGAAGTTAAAGAAAAAGGAATGATATTACATAGAAATACGACAGAAGCTGAAATGTTAAAGTTTTTAAAGGAGAGTGAAGAGAATGGAGAATCAAACAGTAGTAACTAATGCTGCTTTGGAAAATAAGAATGCTAATTTTGATGTATCAATATATCCCGTCAGGGCACAGGGAACAGCTGATGGAGTGCAATATAGTGCTGAAATAGTAACTGTAACCATTAATACTGATTATGAATTGTTATCTTTTAAAACAGATAATTTTTTCCCCAGATTAACAGGAACTTTAGCTTGGGTTTATTACAATATTAGTTTTTCAGTTAAAGCTGGAAATGCCACTGCTGACGTAATATATAAATTACAGGCAAGGAATAAAGATGGAACTTGGACTGATATGAGTGCCGCCGTAACTCTTACAGACCTTAATACCACTTATATAGCGTATAGAGTTGAAGGATATCTGGCAATTGGGGCTAATATTAATCAAATACCTTTTGAGATGAGATTAATTGTTCAATCAAATGAAGGAACTCCTGGTATTGCAACAGGAAAAGTAAAAAATGACACTATTATAAGAGCAGTTGGCTCGGTTGGAGGGATTGGCTAATGGCGACATATAATATTAAATACAAATTAAGTAATGTTTATACAGAACAAGAACCTAATAAATTTGGCTGGAATAAAGTGGCTAATTTCTTGGTGAGTGAATTGGGTTATTCTGATTCAATTAGTTTGCCAAAGGAAGAGTTTACCGCAACCAAAGCTAAATCTATAGTAAGGGCAAAGATAATAGATTATCTGGCTAAATTAGTTTACGACGCAGAATATACAGAAGAAATATAAAGTAGGTGATTCAATGAGAAGAGTAGGTGGACAATGTGGGATAGGGAGTGCCTTATCCCCTAACCAAATAGGCGGCGAATCCTTTATCCGCCATATCGGCAACGATAAACTTATATATGACTTCAAGTCAGGTTCGGGTACTGTAGTTCATGATAAATCTCATTGCGGAAATAACGGCACATTCGGAGCTGGAGCTGCCGCACCGACTTGGCGAAGGAATAGTTTATATTTTGATGGCGGGGATTATGTAACTCTAACAGGAATTAATCATGGGATAAGTACTGGTGGATTGACGTTTTGTTGTAGTCTAAGTAATTTTAGTGATAGTAAC